AGTGTCATGCAAACGAGGTGTAAGATCACTCATGATTGCATTGTTTGGTGCGCCAGATAAAGTTAGGGCTTTATTAAATTGATCATACATACTCATGGATTGAGTATCTTGTGCTCCTGGCGGTTTTGCAAGGCTCAAACTAGCATTGACCATATTTGGGTCATGATTGAATATATCGTATTCGTTTCCAGTTGATGCCAATGGTGAATTTGAAGATAATTTGGAATCTAATAATTGATCGTTTGCAGATATTTCAGACGCAGTGTTTGCAGACGTATTAGTTGCTAAAGCAGAATTGATGATTCCCGGAATATTATTAGACGCAATATTTTTAGCTAAAGCAGTAGCATTAAGCGCAGTTTGTATATTTGGATCAACACCAACGCCATTGTTACTTGCTAAGTTTAAAACAGAATTGGCCAAGCCCAATGGATTTTTACTTGTTACAGCATTTACAACGCCTAATCCACTTTTAACATTATTCAATAATTTTGGATCAACACCGCCTGTTGGCCCACCAAATCCTGTATAGGCGTTCAAAGCATTTAAAAATGTATTGGTATTGATGCGACCATTTGAAATATCATTCCCAACGTTGTAAGCAGCCAAGAATGGCGCTGTAACTGGATTCATTGCCAATGGCACAGAGAATGCATTAATTGGGTCGCTCAGTCCACCTGCAAACCCTCCAGCGCCTCTATTCAATCCAACATTGAACACATTATTTTCAGTCACAGGTGCCAACATTCCGTTGGAATCTGCTTGGTTAGACGTGACCGCCTGAATCATAGCCCCATTGTTGGTGGGTATATTGATGACTGTTTTATTGTCTGGTGTAGTGGTGATAGTGTAATCACCACCAATTCTTTGTCCTGTTGTTGTATCAATTAAATAATCACTACCATCAGGGTTTGAATTGTATTGCGCAGTTCCATTGGCTAGAGAACTAACTAGATCGGGGTTTGATTTTTGAACAGATTGAATTAAAGTTATTGGAGCTTGCCCATAACTTGTGCCAACACCGCCAGGGTTTGCCGTCGTGAATGCATCGTACTGCAATGGCGAGGACGCGCTTGGTGTAGGACTTGGTGTTGGAGTAGGAGTAGGAGTAGGTGTGGGTGTTGGAGCCGTTAATTGTGTGTATGCATTGTTAACAACATCAGCACTCGTTCCATAATGAGTTGCCAATGCTGAAGCCAAGTCAGGTGTTAGCCCTCCAATGGATTGGACAGCCTTGGCCGCATCCGCTTGCGTGGCATTTGGATTTGCTGTAAACCAACTATTAACTAGATTTGTTTCATCCGCCATTACGCCACCGCATTCACGTTAGTTGAACTAATAATTGTCATTGTTCCACACATGTGTTTTGCCCAATCTTCCCATGTTTCAAAGCTTCTTGTGTCTGCAACACCAGAGGCCATGAAGTATCCAATGTTTGCGACCGCATTACCCCATTCCCTCCACCTCTCTTCAGGCAATGTACCTAACTGTTGAGGCGCAAATAACTCCGCATTCAATGCGCACCATTGATCCCATGTCATCCCACGCGGATCGTAAACTATCATGGGTTACCCGTTCCACGCACATCACCGATTTCAACGCTGAGGACGATTCTACCCATTTGGTAGTCACCGTTAAAGGTGTTTGACTCAAACCTCAATCTCATCTCACGACGCTGTTCGCGCATGTCAATCTTGAGTGTGGAAGACGTGAAGTTATATGGGCTTGATGGATTGTCAATGTCATCTGCATAACCCTTACCCGTCACGATCACATCCATGTCGCCAGTTTGCACAAAGTCAGGCTCAATGCGCTCGCAACGTGTCCAATTGTTCTCGCTTGGCCCTTGTGTCGAGCCAACTAACCCATTTAAACTTCCCAAAACACACGTCTCAAATGCCGAATAGATGGCATCATTGTTGGTCAAATACACTTGGTTTGTACCTGTTTCATGTTGCCAAATCACGCTTGACTTGGCCGTCATGGTCGTCGATGCAACAGAAGTACTTGTTGGGTTGTACACAGTGTAATCACCTGTACCACCTACACCTGTTCCCAATGCCGTTATCACCATCTGATCTGGAACATTGGTACCTGACAATATTTGACCCACAGTGACAACACCAAAGTTAATTGCCGTAACCGTCAACGTAGTACCAGAGACTGATCCAAGAATTGATAGTGTTGTGTCTTGTGCTACGCCACCCCAAATAGGCTTGGGGAATACTTCGGTGAACCACCCCGATGAGCGATTGGCGCCTGGCGCCTGACCTGAGTCGTACCAAGTCTTGTCTTTGACGTTATAGATTATTGCGTCCGTACATTCTGTAGCAGTTCCCTTTGGATAGAACCACCATACCTCGTTGTACCGTGGAACTTTTGTACACCATACCTTTTGACGCTGAGAATAGTTCACATTGTCAAAAAAGTAATTCAAGTTCATTGTGTTGGGAATTTCAGAAACAACACCGTTGTACATCAAGAACCGATCAATGCCTGCCCAATAAAAAATTCCATCATACTCAATCACGGATTGCGATGACATGATTGAACTCTGTTGAGTGATCAAGTCATAACGCCAATAGAACGTAGAGGAGGTCGTTCCTGATGTCACTGTAGTCGGTGTATAGGACACACGGATTACTGAGTCCAAAGACCAGAATAAGCCTGATGGTGACGTTGTACCACCCCTTAGAGGTAGACCCTTCACGATCTTTGTGGAGGATACGTTGTTGGCGTTGGCGTCAGAAGATGTCCAATTGTTAAAGTCCCCTGCCGAGCAATTCTGTATCAACCCATTATTCCCATACACAAATAGATATGGGAACAACATCACAACACCACCTGAAACGGAGATATTGTTGTCAAATGTCAGTGTCTGCGCTCCGCTTGAGGTTGCAGAGTTGCTCAAAACAGCCGTCCAAAGATTTGATGTAATCGACGCCAATGCCGTAATTGTTCCTTGGAATCCAGTTCCAGAGCCTATCCCACCACCACTCAAAGTGAATGTGTCTTGGAATATGTAATTGGATCCACCCAAAGTAACAGTGACTGAAGTTATCGCACCAGAGGTCACAACCACTGTTGCTTGAGCACTTGAACCACTCTTACCACCCACAATGGACACACCAGTAAATGTTCCTGATGTGTAACCTGTTCCTTGTGTGTTGATGCTTACTGTGCCAACAGGCCCGTAACCTTGGAGGCTAGAGGAGACAACTGTTGTGCTTGATGGTATGCCAGTTCCCGTGACCGACACCCCTGCGCCAATGGCCACTATGGTGGTCGCAAACGTCACCAATTTAGAACCTGATGTCAATGTACCAGTTGCCGTAAACACTCCCACAGGGGCTAAGGATGTGCCAGTAAACGGGCCGTACAAAGGGCGTGTATTAGTTGTGTTTGTAATGTATTGTAGGTTCTGTCCTGGGTGCGCAATCAACTGTAGATTTCCCCCACCAGTTGAGTCGTATCCAATGTCAAATTGCCAAAGGTTGTACGCATTTGGAATAAATGACGAACTCATTGAGAATGAGGTTGGGCCAGTTCCTATGGCCGTGACGTTGTTGGTCACCCATTGTTGTACGCCAGCGCTATAGCCAGAGACGATGTAGTTCAACCCATTTGAGGCGCTCATGATGAGCCCTCTTGATATACCAAAGGAGTTCAAGAACGCTCCTGTATATCCGCCAATCTTTCTAGGTAATCCACGTTGGAAACGCACCCATTCGCCATCAACATATGAGGCGGACGCAAACATGGTACCGTCCCGTTGGATGCCAGGCGCTACCGTGAGATTTATTACCTTAGCCGTCAAAATGTACCCCCACTGATACCATTGGCAACGTACAAGCCATTAGGCCCGATGGTCATTGCTTGCACACCATTGGAAGTAATTCCAACCGTGTTTGAGCTTGGCAAATATAAACCAGTGGTTAAGTTGCTTGTAAAATTAAGCGACGGATTGGTTGCCGAACCTGTCTGTAAAGTAATGTTATTGCTACTATTGGTAATTGTTGAGATAGCAGTAACGTTTGTACCGTCAGTCACCAATCCTACGGTAGTGCCCGTAGGTACAGTAACAGTTGAACCAGAGCCAGATATTTTAAATGTAAGGGTGAAAGCACCACTCGTGCTATTGGTAACAATATAAAACTGAACGGTTGGAGGCAAAACAACATTTGTATTTTGACTCAACGTACCCGTGTAATTTTGCAATGTGTAAGATGCTTGAGTACTTGTTAAAGTAATGGTTGCACTTGCACCAGTGACCGATATTTGCTCTTGGGTGAAGAAGAAAGCCGAACTCTGCCCATAACCCCAAGATGTATAACCCGTTGATCCATTGGAGGCCAAATACAATGATTCCCCAATTTGTAATTGCATGGTGCTATTTACACCATCAATTAGATCTGATCCTTGCGTTGCAATAGTCAAAATTCCTGTGCCATTATTTTTGAGGATGGTGTACCAACTCACGCCCGAAGAGGTTGAGATTGGAAGGGTCAGTGTGCCCGCCCCACTCGCCCACGTTGTCAGTTGAGACTGAACCGAATTTGGTAGCGTCTGTGTGCTGTAATAGTTAACAGGCGTTGTAGTTGTATTTAACGTGGTGCCCGTAGCAGTCAGCCCATACCCAGACAAACTAGAAGCATTGGCTACAGATGTACTCGCTCCAAACTGAATTGTTGCCCATGTACCATTTGTCGTGGTGTTATCCGTCAAGTAAATGTAGTACGAAATACCCGATGAAATCGAGATGATGCTCGTAGTTCCATCAGATTTATATACTATGAATGTATTTGTGTTGCCAACGTTCTTAATTAAGAATGATTGGCCTGTGGAGACTTGAGTCGCTGCAGGCAAGATCAATCTCAAATTAGTCGTGGTAGCCGTCACCTCAATGATGTTGGCCACAACAGTGGAATTGTTTCCATTAATTGGCCACTGTAAGGTGGTGTTTGCGCTGATTGTCAGGCTCTCGTAACCAACCTGAGATGGGCTGATCGTGGAACCTGTATAGGGATTTACATAGTAGGTCATATTAACTGTCCACGGCTACGGATTGACGATCTCCAACGCGAGCAATATCTTCAGCTTTCAAAGCTTGGATTGCCTCTTGATATTTTTGCTCAAATATCTGACGTTGGTCATTTTTAAGGAAAGGCATGGCTTGTAAAAGAGTACCAAACAACATTGCATTGGGTGCATTCTGAGTCAGCCAATTGGTTTGATTGGTTGAACTCAATGGTTGAATGCGTTCATAGTATAAAACCTCAAAATTGTATGATTGGTCTGGAGTTGGAGCCAAATACCAAAAATCCCAACTTGTGTCCGAATAGAACGAAGGCGGTGCTGTTTGCGTATTGATTGGCCAATAATTGGTCAAATACTCGTATTTTCTCAACAGAATAGGGGTACGGTTACCACTACTGTCTGTGTAGTTCATAGATACGGTTTTACGCCATCTAGAAGGCTTTTGAAGGACTGGGTTGCCAGAAGTCATTGTTGCTTCAACGATTTGAAGCTGACCCAATGTTTTGATCTGTTGAGCTATCTCAAATTCAGCAAGGGTAATGAATGCAGGGATGGCATTGATGGT